AGAACTCTGGCGTGTGCTGGCATATGAACTCGCCAGCATTTGTCACACAAGCGCCACGCAAGACTATAAAACCGTCTTGCGTCGTGTCAAACACGAGGGTGATAGTTATCTCACTATCACCTTGCCTGCTTTCGCGAAAGACTTCGAAAGAAGTCTGGACGTTGGGCAGGTATCCGACGACGCGTTTGCTGGATTTCAGCGACGCGCAGGACTCCCAGTGTTTCTGGGTGGTTTCCTTCGGAATGTGTTTGATGAACATGGTGCTGTCAAACCTACGACAGACATCGTGGTGGATTCCATCTTCGCTATCAGGCAGCTATGCGCTGTCTTCGGCAAGATCGAGCGTCCCTGCACACAGGCAAGGAACGCTCGCGCCATCCACGACTACATCGTAGCTGATTCGGAAACTGGAGCATGGGAAGAATCCCGATCTGCGGAAAGTCTAGACGACTTCTCGCGAATCGCTTCCCTCCTCTTTAGCGACGTCTCGACAAAGTTGGAGCAATCCATCTTTGACGGGTCAGTCGTGCCGAGGCACGGCCCTGGCGCTGTTGCTGAACGTCTCCGCGGAAACGCGAAGTACGATCTCAGTGTATGGCCAGAGCGGTTGGACGCCGTATTTCCTTATACGGAATTCGGTGTCCCCGGCCTCAGGTATCACTACCTGAGTGACCGTGTCCAGTTCCCCCGAGAGGACGAGGAAATGCCCTCACGGGTGATTCTCGTTCCGAAGACACAGAAAACACCTCGAGTGATTGCGGCTGAACCAGCTGCTCTGCAGTATATGCAGGGTGGCATTTCAGCCATACTCGTTGATCTCCTTGAGTCGAAAGACTCACTGGTTTGCGGAATGGTCGGTTTTGCTGACCAAACCGTGAACCAGGAGATGGCCAGAGAGGGCTCTCGTGAGGGAGTCCTTGCTACGCTCGATATGAGCGAAGCTTCTGACCGTGTTTCTGCTGCGCAAGCTCTGGCGCTGTTTCGCGACTTTCCTTGGATTAGGAGAGCGTTGAATGCAACGCGTTCAACTTGCGCGCAAACTCCTGACGGCGAAGTGATTCGCCTGAGGAAGTTTGCGTCGATGGGTTCAGCCCTCTGTTTTCCCATTGAGGCCATGGTCTTCTTGACCGCGGTTTTCGTGGGGATCGAGCGAGAGCTCGTTCGCAGAGGTGCGAGGCAGCGCCTAACCGCGTCGTCCGTAAGGGCGTTGCGCGGTTCGGTGCGTGTCTATGGAGACGATATCATTGTCCCCGTAGACTGTGTCGATTCCGTGATTGAGGTCTTCTCATCTTTTGGATGGAAGACAAATCTCAACAAGTCTTTCTGGACCGGGAAGTTCAGAGAGTCTTGCGGTGGTGACTTCTACGATGGTGAGTGGGTAACTCCCGTTCGTTTCCGTCGTGATTTTCCATCGTCACGGAAGGATGCTCCCGCTGCAGCGAGCTTAGTCTCCTTTCGGAACCAGATCTATGATCTGGGACTGTGGGAAACGGCTCGTTGGCTCGATACGGTGATCAGGAAGGTACTTCCGTACTACCCTGTAGTCGCGTCGAGCTCCGCAGTGCTTGGCCGAGTATCGCATCTGCCTTTTCAGGCGGAGAAGATACATCCCGAACTCCAAC